CGATGTAGATGTGTGTATATGTCTTGATATTGACGAAGTATTGAATGAGGGGTGGAGAGAGGAAATAGAACGTGTCTGGGAAAAAGGCAAAACAACACGCCTTGAATACCTATTTGATTGGGGACACGGCATCCGCTTCCGTTATCAAAAAATTCACGCCCGCCATGGTTACTACCACTGGCATCCGGTGCATGAGTACCCTGTATACGACAAGCGAATCACAGAGGTATGGGCCCATACCGATATGCTCTTGGTTAGTCATTATCCTGACCCAACCAAAAGCAGGGGGCAGTACTTAGACCTCCTTGAGCTATCAATAAAAGAAGACCCCAGATGCCCGCGTAATGCCTTCTATTACGCACGTGAATTGACGTTCTATTCCAAGTGGAATGAAGCCATTAAGGCGCTTCACAACTATCTGAATATGCCAGAGGCCACGTGGCCTAATGAGCGCTGCTACGCCATGCGTTTGCTTGGGAAGTCATATGATCATGTAGGTAATGCTACACAGGCCGTGGCATGGCTCCGTAGGGCCTGCGCAGAGGCTCCTAATACCCGTGAGCCATGGTGTGACTTGGCTATGTTCCTGTACCGCCGCTCAGAGTGGGCTGAATGCTTTGGCGCGTCTATGAAGGCCTTATCAATTAAGGATAAGCAGCTTGTTTACACGTGCGATCCCGCAGTTTGGGGTTACTGGGCTCATGATCTGGCCAGCATTTCTGCATGGCGGCTAGGCCTTCATGAAGTCGCCTTAGAACAGGCTAAATTAGCGCTATCACACGCGCCAGAGGATGTTCGCTTGAAGGGCAATTTAGAGTATATTCAGGCCAACATTTCTCCAGAGGGGGAGGGTGCGGCATGACATGGACTATCAAACATTATTTAACTTCGCGCTAGGCGCTATCGTGGCCGGTTTGGGCTGGTTTGGTAGGGCTTTGTGGGATGCAGTAGGTTCATTGCGCAAAGATCTTCATACCTTAGAGCGCGATTTGCCAAAAATTTATTTAGCAAAAGATGAGTTTAGGGACGGAATCCGCGAAATAAAAGACATTTTAAATGAAATGTTCCGCAAGATTGATGACATAAAAGACAAAAAGGCAGACAAATGAAAGTTTCTAAGGCTGGCCTTAATCTTATTAAAGAATTTGAAGGCATAAAACTGACGGCCTATAAGTGCCCTGCTGGGATTTGGACTATCGGCATCGGGCATACGGCTGCTGCTGGGCCTCCGAAGGTAGAGCCCGGCATGACAATCACCCTGCAAGAGGCCTATGATATCCTTAACCGTGACCTTGATCAGTATGAGGCCGCTGTTAACAAGTTTGTTAAGGTTCCCCTAAGCCAAAACCAGTTTGATGCTCTGGTTAGCTTTGTCTATAATGTGGGTGTTGGTGCATTTCAGAAGTCTACCCTCCTGAAAAAGCTGAATGCTGGCCAATACAGCGCTGTACCCGGCGAATTAATGAAGTGGACCAAGGCTGGTGGCCGCGAATTGCCGGGTCTGGTTCGCCGCAGACGTGCTGAAGCATCCCTTTGGCGCGATGTCGATGAAAAATCATCCGTAGGTGAAGATGCCCGCCTTGAACCTGATCTACCAAAGCCTTCAAAGAGCATGGTTAAGTCTAAAGAGGGCAATGCAGCCCTTATTACGGCTGGCCTTGGCGGCATTACAGCTGCTAAAGACGTTGCTGACACGGTTACATCAGCGGGTGAAAGCGTACACGGCTTCATTCAAATGCTGCTCTCACCGGGGTTTTTGCTGCCGATGGCAATCGTCATCGCGGGACTTGCGATCTGGTACTGGCGTAGGCAAAGACTGCAAGAGGAGGGTGCATGATTCCTCCCTTCCTTTTGACCCCGATAGGCAAGTATTTAATCATTGCCATTGCTGCCGCTATTGTTGGAGGCGGTTTATATCTGAAAGTGCGCTCAGGTGGCGCGTCTGACGTTATCATTAAAGGCACTCAGGACATTCTGAAGAGGACACAAGATGCGATTCGTGCCGGTAATTCTGTTGACACTAGCGATGGCGGGCTGCGTAAGCCCGACAGCTATAACCGCGACTAATACGGCTGTTTGTGAAGTCTGGTTGCCTATTACGTGGTCTACAAAGGACACGGATCAGACAATCAAGGAAGTTAAGGTCAATAATGCCCGCCGCGATGGGTGGTGCGGTTCCCGCAAATAAATGCTAAAATAACCCATCAGAAGGGTGCAAAATGACCACAGGTTTAAGCTATAACGGTAGTGTCGCGGGGACGGACAGCTATGTTCAGCAGCTGGCAAATCTAGCCGTTGTTAAGCTTGACCTATCGAACCCTGCTGATGAATTTACGATCCTTTTGCCGCAAGCCATCACATACGCCGAAAACCGCATCTACCGCGATATTGACTTCTTAAACACTGTTTCGCGTAGCTCTACCTATCAGTTCGTGGCCGGTAATAGGAACCTTACAATCCCAGCCGCTGACTTTGTGACGCTCCAAGAGCTAAACGTCATCACACCAGCCACCATTTCTGATCCAGAGCAAGGTACACGAAACCCACTTCTGCCTACGACCAAGGAATTCTTAAACAACGTTTATGGGTTTATTGGCGAAACTGGAGTGCCACAATACTTCGCGCTTATCGATCAAAACAGTGTGATCGTAGGACCGTGGCCAAACAACACATACACGGTGGAAGTAACAGGAACGGTTAGACCAGCAAGCCTTTCTGCTACAAATCAGACAACGTTTATTAGCCTGTATTTGCCCGACTTGTTCTTGATGGCATCAATGATCTTTGTGTCTGGATATCAGCGCAACTTTGGCCGTCAGTCTGATGACCCGGCAATGGCTCAGTCGTATGAAAGCCAATACAAGACACTATTGACTGGCGCGATGATTGAAGAGGCAAGAAAGAAATTTCAAGCTTCTGCTTGGTCTTCTATGTCTCCCCCAGTGGCCGCGACACCTACAAGGTAACGCGCCATGCCACATAATTCTCTAAAGCTTATCCCCGGCGTTGATCAGAATAAGACACCGGCACTTAATGAAGCAGCTATTTCGGAAAGCAATCTTATCCGATTTGTGCCTGATAGAAGCGGCTTAGGTTTAGTTCAAAAGCTTGGTGGATGGACGCGATTTTATAGCAGCGCAATTGATTCAAAAGTTCGCTGCTTATGGGCATGGCAAACTCTTAACGACGAAAGCTATCTAGCTGTTGGCGCTGAACAAAGCTTAGACACGATCAGCAACAATGTTCTTAGAACAATCACGCCACAATATTATGTTGTAAATGCTCCAGTCAGCTTTTCAACAACGGCAGGTAGCCCTGTTGTAACTATCACAGATATAGATAGTAACCTTGACGATTATGACGCAGTCCTTATCAGCACTCAGGTCACTGTTGGCGGTTTAAGAATTCAGGGCTTGTATGACATCACAGCCCTTAGCTCTAACACTTATTCAATTATAGCAACGGATATTCTTGGATATCCAACAGATGCTACGTCAACAGTTTCACTTGGCGGAAATGTTCCATCCTTTAGCACTTCAAGTGGGTCTGCAATTGTAACGGTAACATTAAACGATCATTTGTATGGTGTTGGAGATACAGCAACATTTTTAGTTCCAACGGTAGTTGGTGGCCTTACTATTTTTGGGAATTATGTTGTTGCTGATGTTATTGGTGCAAACAGCTTTGCCATAAACGCAAGCAATACAGCGTCATCCACCGAAACAGTTCCCATGAATAACGGGCTGGCGCGTTTTACTTATTACAACGGTATTGGACCGCTGGCTGCTGGCTCTGGTTACGGAATTGGTGGTTACGGATCAGGCGGATTTGGTTCTGGTATTCCACCAACCAACTTCCGCGAAATGGCTACAATTGGTGCCAAGGGCGATGGCACTACAGCAACTATTAGTCATTCAACAAATGTAAAACTGAAGGCTGGGGCGCTTGTAACAATTGCGACAATTACTCCGTCTGGATATCAGGCCGGGCCAGTATCTATTATTTCTTCAACGTCAGATGTCTTTAATGTCACTAATGTTGTAGGAAGCGGAACAACTGTTACTGTCACGCACACGGGCAACAAGGCGATTGAAGTCGGGACTGTGTTTACGTTATCTGACGTAAACCCATCTTCATACAATGGAACGTGGGAAGTAACCGCATCAACACTCACGACAATTGAATTTGCTGATGCAAATACAGCAGCTTATGTATCAGGCGGCGTGGCTGCATCCAATACAATTAAATATTTAAACACAACAACAGGCGCGCAAACTCTTGCAGGAACCATAACCCTTAACCAGCTTGTTGGCCTATCTGCAACAGACTGGACATTAGACAATTGGGGTGAATTTCTTGTCGCATGCCCAAACAATATCAGTGCAGATCCGGGTCAGCCTGATGATTATTTAACGGGTGGCGGTATTTATTATTACCAGCCCGGTGCTGGCTCTCCTGTTGCTACAATTATCCCAACAGCACCACCTGCAAATCGCGGCATCTTTGTCTCTATGCCACAGAGACAATTGATTGCGTGGGGATCGACTTTTAACGGTGTTATTGATCCTTTGCTTATTCGTTGGTCTGATATTGGTGATTTTAACGTTTGGGCCGGGACGGTAACTAACCAAGCAGGATCTTACCGCATCCCGAAAGGTTCAAAGATCGTTGGTTGTATTCAAGGCCCACAACAGGGCCTTGTTTGGACTGACCTTGCTGTATGGGCGATGCAGTACATCGGTCCTCCTTTTGTTTATTCGTTCAACGAAATTGGTACTGGTTGCGGGCTTATCGCGCCAAAGGCTGCCATTTCAATGAACGGTGTTGTTTATTGGATGAGCCAGTCGCAATTTTTCCGCCTGTCTGGATCTGGCGTTGAGCCAATTGCATGTCCTGTTTGGGACGTTATTTTCCAAGACCTTGATGAAAACAACCTTGATAAAATTCGCATTGCAGCAAATTCGCGGTTTGGTGAAATAACTTGGTACTACCCCACAAAAAGCAATGGTGGCGAAGTCAGCCACTATGTTAAGTACAATGTGTACATGAACCAGTGGGACTTTGGCGCAATTGGCCGAACAGCATGGATTAACCAATCTGTGTTTGGACCACCTATTGGCGCGACACCTGACAACGTAATCGTCCAGCATGAAAACATCGACTGATGCCGATGGTCAGGCAATGAATTCTTACTTCCAAACAGGTTATTTCCAACTGAACGATGGGGATCTTTTGACCTTTATCGATCAATGGTGGCCTGATGCTAAATGGGGTTATTACGGCGGAGCACAAAACGCAAACTTGCTTTTGACGTTCTACGTAACTCAATACGCAGGAGAAACACCTGTCGCATACGGCCCTTACACATTAACGCAATCTACAGAATATGTTACGCCACGCCTTCGTGGGCGTCTTGTGTCTATTAAAATTGAAAGCAATGACGTGGGGACATTCTGGCGACTAGGCAATATGCGCTATCGCTGGCAACCGGATGGTAAGTTCTAATGGCTAGTTTAGACGATATCTTAACCACACAAAAGAACGGCGTTGTTGCGATCAACGCATTGAACAACATCACTCTTGGCGCGGCTGGGACTGTAACATCAATAACTGTAACTGCTCCGACTGTTGTTTTTGTAGGTAGTGGCCGACTAGTAAACTTCGCTGTTTTGGTTGCGGGTTCGGCAAATGGGTTTATTCATAATGCATCTACGGCTGGCGGTGTTACGGCTGCTAACGCATTATGCGCAACACCAAACACTGTAGGCGTGTATCAGTGTGGGCAAATTTTTACAAACGGCTTAGTGATTGATCCGGGAGCGGGTCAGTCGGTGAATGTAACGTACTCAAGCGGGTAAATAAAATGCCTCTTAAAAAGGGTAAATCACAAAATTTTGTGTCATCCAACATTAGAGAATTGGTTCATTCAGGTCGCCCGCAAAAGCAAGCAATTGCGATTGCCTTAGATGTTGCGCGTCGATCTAACAAAAACATCGGCGGCGGCATTACAGGTGATGTCTCTGACCCGCTTGGCATTAATCCAAATACTAAAGCAAAGGTAGCTGCTGCTAATGCGGCTCAGATGATGGTCGCGCCAGTGGATCCCATGGGACAGCCTGCTACAGGTGGTATTCCAATGGGCGGCTCTGGACCGGCACCTGCTGGCTCTCCAATTATGAACCAGATGATTGCAAATCAGGTTCCTGAAAGCCGTGGTGACGGTAATGAAGGTATGGGGGGACTTGGCGATACGGCAGGCGGCGGTGGCTATGGCAGCGCACCGGGTAATTCAGATTCGGCATCTGGATCTCCGGCTGGAGACGGCGGCGGCACTATGGGAGGCGCTATGGCTTCTGGCGGTAAGGCCTTTGCCGAAGGTGGCCCAGCCACCACCAAGGTGCATGTGGGGCCGATACACAGCCCCGTAGCGGGCCGCACAGACCATTTGCCGATGCACGTCCCTTCTGGCGCGTATGTAATCCCAGCAGACATCATTTCTGCTATGGGTGAAGGCAATACGATGGCTGGCTTTAAGGTAGCCAATACTATCTTTTCAAAACTACCCTACATGGGTGGCTTGCCGGGTGAAGATGCCCAGCTTGGCATCCCTGCCAAGGGCAAGGCTGCTGGCGGCGGTATTGAGGAAGCTGTGCCGATTGTCGCAGCTGGCGGTGAATATGTGGTTTCGCCTGATGAAGTTCGGCGGATTGGTGAGGGGGACTTAGACAGGGGGCATCAGGAACTTGATCTCTTTATCAAGCTTATGCGTGAAAAGACGATTAAGACCTTAAAAACCCTGCCGGGTCCGAAGAAGGACTAAAGGCATGGATCAAGACATTACAGTGCGTGTCGGCAACCCAGACGATGTCCATGACATCATGGAAATTGCCCTTATGGCTTGTGAAGAGAACGGGTTTGTTAATCCAAATCCAGAGAAGCTTTTGCAGGATATTTGGCCTGCCCTAAATATGAATATGGGAATTGTTGGTGTTGTGGGCAGTCCTTCACGCAAGGTGGAAGGTGCTGTCCTATTAAGAATAGGCAAAATGTGGTATTCAGATCATGATGTTCTGGAGGAAAAAGCGATCTTTATCCATCCTGAGTACAGAAATGCCAAGGGTGGCCGCGCCAGTCGTTTAGTAGAGTTTTCTAAGAACGCGGCGGATCAGCTTGGAATTCCACTTATTATAGGCGTCCTATCAAATAATAGGACGGAGGCAAAGGTTCGCCTTTATGAAAGGCATTTCGGTAAGCCAACTGGGGCCTTTTTCTTGTATAATGCAAAAACAGGCGGCTGGAACGCTGAAGCGGAGTAGATTTTATGAGTGGTGGTAAATCCGGCACAACAACGCAATCGGTATCTATCCCGCCTGAGGTGTTGGCCCGATACAACTCCGTAAATGCGCGTGCAGAAGGCCTAGCAGACCGCCCATTTCAACCATACACAGGCCAGTTTGTTGCTCCTCTAACACAGGGGCAACAAGCGGGCATTCATCAGATTAATGCCTCATCAAACATAGCGCAGCCATATTTTAACCAAGCACAGGGTTATATGACTGGCGCGTATAACCAAGGCATGAATTACCTGCAGAATGCTATTAATCCAGCACTAGCAGGTATGACACAGGCCTCTAATCAATTTGGTCAGGCACAAGGTTATTTAACTAACGCATCGTCTCAGGGTCAATTTTATGGCGGTCAGGCTTATCAGCCTATTTCATCGGCCTTGAGTTCGGCCTCTCCCTATATGCAAACCGCCTCTGAATTAACAGGTGGGGGATTGGGCGCGGCTGCTCCGATGATGGGCGCTGCTGAAGGGTTCCTTAGCGGAGGAACACAAGCCGTTAATCCGCAAGAATTCAGTCAGGCGCAAATCAATAAATATATGTCGCCATATATGCGTAATGTTGTAGAGGCTCAGCAGGCCCTACAGCAGCAGGAATCAGCGGCTCAGCGCTCAGCCCTATCATCGCAAGCTATTGGCGCAGGTGCTTTTGGTGGAGACCGTGCGGGTATTGCACAAGCTAACCTTGGGCGGCAGCAGCTTCTGGCTAACCAAGCTACATTAGGTAATTTATTGCAGCAGGGCTATGGTCAAGCTGCTGGCATGTTTGCGCAGCAACAGGGTGTTGATCTTGCAGCGCAGCAAGCCAACCGCGCTGCCCAACAATTTGGATCCCAACAAGCTGCCAACTTAGCCCAGCAGCGCTATGCGCAACAAATGGGTGTTGCGCAACAAATGGCTGGTTTAGGTCAGCAACAATTCGGGATGAATATTGGACAAGGTCAGGCTTTAGCAGGTCTTGGCCAGCAAATGTTCCAGCAAGGACTTGGTGCTTCTCAGGCCGCACAAGGTCTTGGTCAGGCTCAGTATGGCATGGGCGCGCAGCAATCTGCACTTGAGCAGGGCCTTGGCGGCGCAATGTTCAACATGGGCGCTCAGCAGGGCATGAATGTTGCAAACCTTGGCGCGCAAGAGCAAGCTGCGGCTATCCAAGGCGGTCAGGCAATGATTGGTGCTGGAACGCTTGATCAGCAAACACAACAAGCAGAGCTAACTGCTCAGTATCAGCAGTTCCTGCAAGAACGCGGCTACGACTTCCAAGTTGCGCAATTCTTGGCAAATATTGCCATGGGCACTGGCGCGTTGTCTGGTTCTACCACAACGACCACGCAGCCTATGCCGTTTATGTCGGATCGCCGCACTAAGAAAGATATTAAAGAAATCGGTGAGACACATGATGGTCTGCCGATCTACAGTTTTAAATATAAACAAGGCGATGAACAGCCCCGTATCGGCGTCATGGCAGATGAAGTGCGTGAAAAGCACCCTGATGCAGTTTCGCGCCATGGCGGTATTGACGCGGTTGATTACGAAAAAGTCGCCAATCGCGCTGCCTCTGAAGGCGGCGGTGTTATGCCGCATCGTGCCGGTCAGGGTTACGCTCCGGGCGGTGTTGTAAGCGATCAAGACATGGCAGCAATTATTGCCATGCAAAAAGAATTTTTAGGCCCACACGGTAAGGGCGGATTGTACGGACAATCGCAACACAATCTTCCCGGCGCAGGAGGCATTGTTCCCCAGAAGAGCGTCCATGTAGCGCGTCTGCAAACCCCCGGATCTGTTCCGCGTGTGCCTGAGGGCGGGTTAAGTCAAGCCATTGGCGCGGTTCGTCAGGCAGAAGGACTTGGCGAAACATTGATGGGTGAAAAGGGCCTTTTTGGAGACAAGAGCCCATATCGTAAATTGTTTAATACAGCGAAAGAAGCTGTAAGCCCAAGCACAAGAGCTCCAGATAATCAGCAACCAGCAGCACAACAACAGCCTGCCGCCCAGCGTCCACAAGGTGGTGTTAGCGCCCGTGATGCTGGCATGGTTCAAGACTTTTCTGAGCGCGGCGCATCTCTTAACCTTCCAACAGAAGAGAGCCCAGTTGACCCTGAAAGAATGGCGTCAATGTTTGCTGCATATGGCGGTGGTGTTCGACCGCCACGCGCCACAGGCGGTAAACTAGAAGAAAAGGTTCTGCCGTATCAGTCAGAAATTGGATATGGCCCAGAAGATATTAATGAAGCTGAGAGCGACAAAGAAATTGATATGCTTGAACCCGGAAAAGCACCCGGCCAAAGCGGCGGATCTGGTTTAAGCAATCTCTCTTCGGCCATTGGACTTGCTGGAACAGTAGCTTCTGCTGGATCTAAAATTGCAAGCGCGGTTCCTGCAATCATCGCTGCACTGCCTTTTTCTGATGAGCGTGTAAAAAATAACATGGAGCGCGTTGGTAAATTAGACAACGGGCAACCTGTTTACAAATATCGTATT